ACCAAAGTTTCCATCAATTACAAATATATCTACTAAAAAGTCAGATACTAAACTGTCTTTGTTTAAGAAACCTGGTACATTAGCAGCTCCATACCATTCTTCAACTGTTACGTTAAATCCTGTTGAATTAGCAGCTGATGCCTTTCTTACAATAACCGATAAAGGATTTTGTCCTAAATTTACCATATCTAATATATCATTAGTAGTCGTAGAACTAAAATCTAATTTATTAGCTCCTACGTTATCTAGGAATGCATCTGAATCAGGATAAAAGAATTTATCTCTGTTATAAAATTTTTCATATTCACCTAAGGCACCTTCGTTATCCTGAACTTCAGGAGTTGCTGCTGTGCCAAATTTAATATAGTCTACCTTATCGGCAGCCGTTAAGTTTAATAAGTTAAGTGCAAGAATTGGTCCTCTTTCCAATGCTGCTAAACAGCTTCTGTGGAAAAATGAATCCTTTCTTTCTAAGTTTCTGTCAATATCACCATATACTTGTTTAAAGAATGCGGTGTCAGGTACAAATACCGGGGTATTGAAAGGACCTGTTTTAGAGAAACCGACAATTAACCTTGTCTGATTAGCAGGGATACTAACTACTTGAGATTTATCAAATTCAAATCTGTAAGTTCCTGCTGCTTTAATCGAAGCGATTTTCGGATCTAGTGCCATCTTATATTATTTTTTTTATTTGCTTTTTTTATATATCCAACAACTTGTAACTTTTTATACCAAGTCGTATATGTCAAAGTTCAGTTGCCCACCTTTTGCATCTTGTTCTAAGATAGCATCAATTTTATCTTGGATGTGCTGTTCTGCAACATCATGGATCTCTTCAGCAAAATCGGAAAAATCTAATGTAAAGAAGAATTCAGAACTATTTATACATGTCATTATTAAATCATCATGACCTAATTGACCGGCATATGTTCCATTAGGTAATTTACCAAATGTAGCTGCTTCATATACAGTTTGCTTATCCTTTATAATTATTTTATTCTGTGTTATGTATTTTTTAAAGTTTTGGCAAAATATAGGCTTATTATCTTTTTTCACCTTTAGCCCAAATTGTTTAGTCCTTGCATCTATACGGTGTTTAAATTTAACAACTGATTCTTCATCAAAATCATTTCTTTGTGGAAATACCGTTTCCAGTCTTTTGATTAGTTCACCACCAAATAAATTCCATTCTATAATTAATTTTACATTCTCTGAATAAAAAACATCATAAGCTAAAATATAAAGAGATTTTGCAAATTCTTCAATAGTATGTTCGTTACTTCTAAATCTACCAACCTGTCTGATTCTATAAAAATCAATAAAGCTACCTGGTGAAGTTACCTTTTTCCAATCAGCTTCATCCATAAGTTCTATTTTGAAAATATTTATAATAGAATAGTCACCACCTGTACCTTCAGCTATATCAACTGAAAAACACCAGTAATTTTCATCCTCTTCACAGTCATCTAAATTAAATTCAGGATCCCATAATAAACCAGAGTATTCTACTTGCTCATCTTCAAACGCAATCATTTCACGATGAACAAATTCTGTTTCGTTTCCTTTTAATTTCTTAAGACTATCAGGTCCTAATAATAATGATGAACCTGCAATAAATTGATTTCCATATTGTCTATTGAATGCTTCGTCGCTACCTAAGTTAGCAACTTCTTGCTTCATCCAAGCATCGTCTCTTCCTGGTACATCCCACCAGTCAACTCTAAAGGGTGTATATTCACTTAAGCCTTTATCGGCAGCAGTATATATGTCATAAAATTTATTAAAGCCATTAGGTGTACTTGTTATGATAACTTTAGAGTTTGTAGATGCGGATACCGTTGGATACACGTTTTCATAAAAGGTATCAACAAAATTTGCAGGGATATGCGCAAACTCATCCATGAATAATAAATGAATAGTAAAACCGATTGCTGCTTTCTTTGTTGTTGTTTGGCCAATTATTCTACATCCATTATCAAACTTAGAATTAAATACATCCCATTTAAGTGTACCGGGTTTTAAAAAGAAAGGTAAATGTTCTAATATAGTTTTACCTTTGTCAATAATCTCCCTAGTCGTTGCACCTTTATTTGAAAGTATTAAAGAATTTTTATCAAAATTAAATAATGAATACCAGGCAATAAAAATAGATGAGCATATAGTTTTACCTACTTGCCTAGATGCTAAACATACATTAAATCTTTCTGCTTGAAATTGCCTTAACATTTCTTCTTGATAAGGTCTTAAATTAATTGTCTGTAAACCATGATCAGTCATTACAGTACAATAAGTATTAGCAAAGTATACAATATCCTTTGCACATTTTTTAATTTCCTTTATTTCATTTGAGGTATAATTAAAAACAATGTTACCTTTTCTTAGATTAGGATTACCTTCATAGAATGGAGTAGATGCCGGTTTATAACCTTCTTCTATTGCAAACATTAATTGTTCTACACTTTCACTTGACCATGAAAATGCTTGCTTGGCTTTACCAACATTAAATTCAAATCCTGCACTAGGCGCTTGTGGTTTCTGTGGCATCTTCTTTAATAACAGCAAGAATATGATTTATATGAACAATTTCAAACTTATTACCGTCTGATGTATATTCAGTACCCTTGCCTATTGTTTTTATTATTTTATCACCTTTTTTTACTTCAAGGCCATCGGCTGCTTCAATAACTAAAGCAACTCGGTTATATTTTTCTACAGGAATAATTAATCCGCTTTCAGTTTTTCTCTCAGTTTGTTCAATCTCCTGTGTAAGAATATAACTATTCTTCATTTTCATCGCTATCGACATCTTGTATATCTTCTTCGTTAATAGTTTCTTGTAATGCTCTCATTAAATCTTTTGTACCTCTAGATTTAACTCCACTTTGTTTTTTGTTATTGCTACCTTCAGAGCTTCCATGATAAACATCTATATCCCTGGAAGTCTTTTTAGCATTTTCTTCAATAGCTACCATATACATGGTTTGGCTTTTAATAATATCCAACAAAGTTCTTTGTAAATCACTAAGTACTTCAAACATTCTTGGTGAAACATCACCTTCATTAATTGTGTCCATTAATGTAGAAATAGCAATTTCACTATTCTCCATTTGTCGGATTAACATTCCTAATGCATATTCATCTAATTGAGCTTTAGCCTGAATATATTCATGTTCTAGAATAATTTCTTCACTTAAATAAAATTTAAGTAAACTACTCATTACCTTTTTTGCTTTACCTTTTGCTTTTGTTAATGCAACGGCTTGAGTACTTTCTTGTCTTACTTTTGGTAATTCAGGGGTATTTTCTAAACCAGGAACTTCATCAGGTAATTCACTAAGTAAATCACCAATACTATCTCTAAATCTTTCCTTTGAGTTATCTTCCATTAATAAGTTATTTGTAATATATATTCTAGGTTACCTGGCATCCGTTACATCCTGTAACATTAACTGCGGAGATGCATTATCCAACAATAGAGTTAAATGAGTATCCTTTACTACATATTGACTAAGTATGAGAGATTGTAATTCTTCTTCTATAGGCTTTTTCCAAATACGGATATTTGTTAAATCAGTTTGGCATCCTAACAACTTCCACATATTATTATCTACTACACTTATTGGCGTATAGGATTTAGTTTCATTAAAGATTAAATTCAATGTAGATGTTAATTCAGGGTTGACAGAACCTGATACTTCTGGGGTATTATAAACAAATAGACCTAATTGCCTTGCAGTAGAATTTAAATTAATTACAATTGCATACCACTCATCTTTTAAGAATGACTGTGTGATTTTCCATTTATAATAAGTATCATTAATTTTCATAATAAACCAATTAGGAGTATATGTAAAAGATACAAATTGTGTTGGCGGTAGTAAGTCATTTTCGTATATCATAAAATTATTACTCACTTCTTTATTAAAACTAGGTGAACCTGTTGTAAGAATATCATCTGTGTAATTTTCATCTATGACAATAGAATCACCTATGACTTCAATAACTTTTGCTATTCCATTATATGATTGTGTGCCTCTGATTGTTATCCAATCACCTACTGATATTGCATTACCAAATGTAGGTAAAGCTCCAGTATTAAATTGTACCTTTCCTCCTTTATT